CTACTGCTTGCGGCTGTCGGCCCGAAGGCGGACTCGTTGCGAGCTGAGTGGTTTCCAGGAGCCGTCCGGCTGTTGTTGCTCAAGGCGGATGTCGTACTCCTGCGGTCCTCGAAGGCCGGGCGAGTTCAAGGGCTGTTCCGCACCCTGTGGTCCCCGCGCCGGCCCCGCACCACTGAGCCACTGCGTTAGGCCCAGCGCGCCTCCGCCTCCGGCGGCGAGCAAGCAAGCCGCGAGAAGGGCACCGCGGATCAGCCCGCCGCCGCTATTGTTGGTGGTCGTCACCTGGTTTCCCGGAAACGGCAGGGCGAAGGACTCAACGGGCAGGCCCGCTTCCTTGGCCAGCGTCGCCCGGCGCAATCGGTAGCGCTCCGCCAGGTCGTGCGTCTGCAGGTTTTGGATCAGTGTTTTTTCGCGTTGTTCCATGGGGCAGCAAGCCCTCATCCCAAGCAATCAATTCGGCGCTGATGCGAGCGCGGTCCTCGTGCCAACGCCGAAGGATCGCCAGGATCTCGTCCATGTCACCTCAGAATCGGCTGCGAGTCCGTAGACATCACGCTCCGCGTGATGCGGACAACGTCTTGCTTGGCCGGACCATCACCCAGGGCGTGATGCCTGCGCTGTCTCGGTCTCACGCCTTGGGGACAGTGGGGCTGGAATTGACCACGTAAGGTTGCGGGATGGGCACGTGGCTGACCGTGTTCAAGTCGGCGGTCCGGCCGGGGACGGTGTCCTGCGTTTGCAGGTACTCATCGAGATAGGCGCGGTCCATGACTTGCAGATAGCGGCTGTGGGCGCGGCCGTCGGCGCGCAGGTCGCCGGCTAACTCGGCCGTCAGAATGGTTTGAAGATCGACTTGCGGCACGGCAGGGGTACCTCCAGTGGTTGCGTCGGGCATTGCATCGCCCTCCAAAAAGGATCATTACTTAACGGGCTCAATCCGCACACGCAGCGGTCCCGAATTGCTTCCGAGTTGTAGCCGGAGCGCGGCGATCTCTTGCTCGAAGCGACGGCTCTTGTCATCAAGCTTGGCTTGTAGCTCCGCGATCCGCCCGGCGAGTCCCGATAAATCGGGCGCTGGCCCGGGAGGGCCGGGCGGTCCCTGGGGGCCGCGCTCGCCCGGCGCGCCGGCGGGCGCGGAGCGCTGGCAATCGTTGTTGAGGCGCCGTACGTTCTCGTCCAGCGTGCTCAGCTGCTGTCGTAGCTCAGCAGCGAGCGACTCGAGGTCTCGCTGGACGTCGCTGATGCGCTGGCCAAGCGGACCATCGCCCGGCGCCGGACCGTAGGGACGTGGCAGCGGGCAGGCCTGACCCGGCCAGGACAGGGGCGGCGGGCACATGACGCCTGCCCGCGCATCAGGAGGGGCCGCCCTCCCCCGGCTGAGGGGGGAAAGAAGCGCCAGCGAGAGGGCAGCGAGAAAAGACAGGACCGGTCGCTCCAGCAGAATGTTCATGGGATCCATAGCGTTTATGGTTCCGATAAGCGGTTCGGCAGGCGCCGACAGGACCGAATTCTGACGAATTCGGCTACCTTGCGGGGCTCAGTTCCTGGTCTGGTCGCGGTCGATCAGATGGTCGATCTTGCGCTCGATGCGTTCGAGGCGCTGGTCTGTATCGTGGAGCTGGCTTTCCAGGACGGCGATGCGTTCCGTGTTGGAGCGCAGGCTTTGATAAGTGCTGGCGCCGGCGCCCGCCAGCAGCGGAAACACCAAGCCCACCAGCCACAGGACCAGCTTGCTGCCATTCTCGGTGTTGCCGTTGGGCATTGAGTATGTCCTCCAATGAGAACAACGATTGTCTATATTTTTGTGCGTTTGGTGAAGAGCAAATCTGCAACACAGCTCACAATTTCTGATTGGTAATCCGCCATTCGACATCTGAGGTTCGGATTTCGGATTGGGTGCTTCGCATTTACTAAACGGCATCGCTGGGCCATTGTTGGGGCTGAAAACGGTCCAGATAGACGCGCAATTGTGCGTACGAGGTGCCGCGAAACGCATCTTCGACGAAGACGACGTAATAGGGCACTTTGTTGCCGTTGGAATCTTTGACCACTACCGTATCGGCGGCGCTATTGTTGCGCGACGGATCCAGCTGCGAATTGTAGGCGTCGCGCACGTCAGTGCCGGACTGCAGAACAAGAATATGCGTCCAGCGTAGCCAGCTGGCGCTGCCGTGCCGGCCGCGATAGACATCCGGCCTGAGGTAGCCGGGGACGCCACTCAGTCTCGGGGCGCCGCCCGGCACCGGGCTACTGGGGTTGGCTCCCTGGTAGATGTCTACGGTAACGTTGGAAGGCATGGGCAAACTCATGGGCGCCACTCCTTCTAAGGAGGCAAGGAGACAAGGAGAAGCGGAGACAAGGGGAAGGGGAGACGAGAAATGTTCTGAACGGTCGTCATCTTTTATCTCCTTGTCTCCACACCTTGTCTCCTGTCTGGTACGAGGGACAGTCGGCGCAACAGGCGGTGCCATCGACGGGAGTTGCCAGAGTGCACGCCTCGAAGATGGCGCATCCAAATGTCTTGATCCAGACACTCCCTTTGCACGTAGGGCATTGAATGGTATGGCCGGTCGGCCTCCCTCGAAACCTGCACGGCGGGCGCTGCGTCGCGTCCCAGAGGCGGCGGTAAGCCTCGCTCGCTTGAGGGGCGCAATTAATGCCGGCACAGAGCTCGTACAGCCGTCCTACCATCGGCCGGCCGGCGCGGACGCACTCCCGGTTCGGGCCAGAGCACATGCAAGGATGAGGGATGAAGGATGAAAGATGAGTCGGAAGATCGGTATCCCTTCTGCCTTCATCCTTTGCTTGGTCCTTCACTCGGTGATCACCAGTCGCCATCCGGAAGGGACTCCGTTACAACACGGGGCGTTGCCGCCGAAGATCGAGATTTGAAAGGGCGCGCTGGAATCCACCACCTTGGTGGTGTAAGCGCTGGCGCAGCCGGATAAGCTGACGTTGCACGCCAGGTCGAGTGTTACCGTCAACGTGGTGCTACAGTTAACCAGATTCAGCGTCCCTGACCACGTTTGGGAGCCATCGTCCCAAGCCATGGTTGCCGCGGCGCCGTCGCCGCAGAGGCAGCCGGGCGAGCCATCGGCGAACATCGTCACAAAGAGCGTGGTCGGCAGTGCGGTGTTGGGGCAGCAACCGCTCTGCAAGCTCTTTGGCTTCTTCGGGCAGGGCGAGAGTCGTGGCTTACAGCGGTCCAGGAAGATGCGGAGCACGGCGCCGGGGCTGCCTCGGTTGATCTCTTGAACTAGGACGACCATGAACGCGGTGCAGCGGCCGGCTACCGGGTAATCCGAGAGCAGAATGGTGTCGGCCTTGCTGCTGTCCAGGGCATTGAGTTCGCTGTTGTAGGCGCTGCGTATATCCGTGCCGGGCGGCACGGTTAGAACGTGGGTCCAATACAAGTGCCATGGCGGATAGCCGAACTTGCCGGCCTTGACGTGATGACGAAGGAAACCGGTTACATTCGTCAGTGCCGGTACTGTGCCATCGGGCGGATACGGCTGCCCTGCATCAAACCCGCGGTAAACATCGAGAATCACATTGGTGCTGAACTGCAGCATGTTGGAGAATCACCCTTGATTGTCGAACACCCGGTGCAACCGGTAGGGTCGCAGCGTCGCACGGATTCGTTCGGGGAGTTGGCCTCGGGAGAGTTGGGCGGCGTAGGTGTAGCTGCCGTGGGTGGTCTCGCTTTGGAGCGTGAGGTCTCTGCCACGCTGTACGAAATAACTGGCGACCAGCTCGGCCGTTGCCTCCTGCACGTCCTCGGGGACACTGGCGTACCCGGCTGAATACTGCACGCGGAAGTTATTGATGCCAATTGGCCACATCAAATCTTCGGGGTGCATCAGCTCAGGATCGGTGTAGGGGATGGCCCGCAAGAGCCAACCGCGGCGCAGGTCGAGCTGGAAGCCGGCCAGCTCGTAGGTGTGCATCTTCAGTTCTGCATTTTGTCCAGCGGCAGTAAGAGCACCCTGCGTAGTAGGGAGCGGTGCATCGACACCGGCACTAATCCCGTTGGGGCAGTAGATGTCAGCAGATGGCCACTGGTCGTAACCAGTGCCAGTCGCGCTCCATCCGTTCCCGAGCGCATTAACCGCTGCTTGGACGGCAGTAATGGTGACATTGTTGGCCCATGTGATCGAGGTATCGGTGGTGGTGACGCCGGACGTGACGCGGGTAAGCGTGATTCCGGTTGATGTTACTTGCGCGCGGGCAATGGGCGTATTGGCCAGGTTGTTCTGAATCTTCAAGATCGTCACCGGCCGGTAGCGAACACTGGTGACGGAGATCAGCGGCGCTTGCCGCAGCAAGAGGCGACGGTCGCCGGTGCCGTTATACAGCTCGTCGTAGCTGGTCTGGTTGAAGTCGCGGCGGCAGTATTTGATGACGGCGCGCGATGCGGCCGAGATCAAGGTCGAGATTGCCGGCTCGTCGGCATCTGCCGATGTGGGAAGGTGTTGCCGGGCCAGGTCGAGGTCGATTAGATCAGCCATGATGGTGTTCCAAGTAAAAAGTAAAAAGGAAAAAGTAAAAAGTGATGAGGTCAGGAGGATGGGTTTTTGACTTTTGACTTTTTACTTTTGACTTCCAGCTATTGACTGCTCCTGTACTTCGCTATGCATGAGAGTTTCCTGAAGATGGTCAAGCCTCCGCCCACGGCCGTTATCTCAATGGAGTACTGGCTGTTTTGCGTGAGGCTCGTGCTGTTGGGGATCGTCCCCTCGTAGCGGCCATTGCTCGCGGCAACGTAGTTCATCGTCGTCGTGTTCACGATGACGGTGCCGCTGCTGTTCTTGAGCACGAAGGTCACGGTCGCGTTATTGATGAACGCGCCGGAGCTGGTGTTCGTGAGGCTGTCGAGCCGGACAAGGTTGTCGGAGCTGATTGCCAGGACTTCAAGGGACATGGCTTAGCCTTTCACACAGGGGACGACGCGGGCGGTGCCGCTGGCTGCTTCCTCGGCCAGTGCGGTGGCGGTGGCGGCCTCGTATGGCGAGGCTTTTGCCGTCAGCCGCTCCAGCTCCAGGCCCGTTGCGGTCATGGCGTCAATGACCTTGGCCGTTGCGGTCATGGCCTCGATAACGGTGATCGTCGGGCAGCCGCCGGTGGGTGGTGGCGGCGGTGTCGGCTTCTTCGGAAGGAAGCGGAAGCGGCCGGTGCGGGCGCTGCGTGGCCTCTGGCGTTTGCGGAACAGCTCTGCCCTGGTCGTTGGCGGGAAGAGGCCGGGGAAGTTGGGGATCGCCCTCTGCCTCTTCTTTCGTGCGGTCGCCGGCCTTGTCTTTCGCTTGGTGCGTTTGAGCGGTGTGCTGTCGGGTGGAATGGTAGGCGCGGGGTTGCCTGGGACTTTGCGGCGCTTCTGCGGCCTGTTGCCGGTGACTTTGCGCCGGCGGGTCCGCCTTGCGGCATCGCTGGCGGTCAAGAGCACGGCCGGCGGCAGATAGGCGAAGTCGCGGCGGTGCGGTATGTCTTGGAAGAAGCCGAAGGGCTCGGTGTAGTACATGCGAACGTCGTTCGCAGTGAAGGCCCGGTTGTAATAGATGTAGACGGCATCGAGGAGACAATTGGACGGTGTGTCCCCGGCCGAGTCCTGGCCGAAGCGGTTGGTGTTGTTGGGAATGGCGCCGATGCCGGGCGAGCTGGTCGTCGTGAAGGGCAGGCCATCGACATAGACCGTGTAATCGCCGTTGGTCTGCGAGCAGGGCCCGGTTGCTCCAATGAGAATCCAGTTGTGCCAGATGCCGACGCTGTTGGCCAGCGTGGGAGCGCTGGCAGCGAGGAAGTCGGCGGTGGCGAAGTTGGCATTCGCTCCGCCCCAGCTAAGAGCCTGGTAGCCGACGCCGCCGCCGGAGTTGGTGTCGTTGCTGCGGAGCACCACGAACCCGCCGGCATCGGTGTTCTGCACCTGGAGCTGGAAGCGGGACGGGTAAACGACGCCGGAGACGGATAGCACCTTCTCCCACCAGCAGATGGTGAAGGGGACGCCTTTGGACAGGAAGGTCGGCGTGCTGGTCAAGTCAATGTAGCTGCCGACGAGGTCCTGCTGGATGCACGAGTTGCGGAATGGCGTGCTGAGCGCCCAGCTCGCTCCCGATGTCATGGTGCCGTTTGCGAACGATTTGCTGACGCCGCGGCCGGCGATGTCGCGTACCGTGCTGCCGCCGTTCTCGTTAAAGAGCCAGGCGCCGATCAAGTTTTCCGCCAGTGGGTGGGTCCAGTCGATGCGCGCATGGCCGTTCGGCTTGATGCGACGGAATCCACGGAGAAAGCGGGAACGGCCGGGCATTTAGTATTGCTCGCGGTATGGCAGAATCTTGAGCGTCTGGGCGGTGGCGCTGGTGGCCAACGCCTGGTCGCCGCTGTTGACGACCATGATGTTAAACTTGGTCGGCGGCAGGGGCACGCCGCGGAGCGTGATGCGCTGGCCGGTGGCGACTGCTCGGACAGGGACGGAGCCGATGAAGTGGGCCGCGGTGGTGACGGGCGAGGCCCCGCCGGAGCCATCGGCGTAGTTGGTGCCGTCCGCGGATTCCATCAGGTAGAAGTCGATTGTCTTGTTGGCGGTTGGTGCGACGGCGTAGGTGATGTTCAGCTCGAAGTCGGCCCAGAAGTCGCCTCGGGTGGCCGGGGTGTTGTCCACCGGATTTGCGGTGATGGCGCCGGCGCTGGCGGCGAGGCTGGCGAGCGTGTTTGGCGCTGCGCCAGTCTGGTCAATCAGCGTGGACAGCGTGCCAACGTCGTATTTGATGCTTGCCATTGGTTAGCCTCGTCCGCTGGCGCAGCGTACATCGTCCGCACTGACCACCGTTCCCCAGCCGAGTAGCGCTGCGGCTCGGCTGCATGGGGTCTGGGTGGCCAGTGCGGTGATGTTCGTCTGTGTTTTGCTGAGTGGCGCGAAGCACGACGCCAGGAATGCCTGGGTGTGGGCGGCGCTGGTCTGGATCGGGGCCATCGACATGAGGATTTGCAGCCAAACCTGCTGCGTGCTGGTCAGCGCAGCCATTTCGCCCTGGTCAATGGCTTCCCACAGCTCGTGCGGCCCGATGGTGGTGCGGGAGCAGCTTTGCCCGATCCGCGAGGCATTGAGCAGGTCTGCGACGCCCTGGTCGGTCTGACTGGCGTAGCCGAGTCCCAGCGGATCGGTTTTGATCTCGTTGCACAGAACGGGGTAGTTCACTTTAGCTCCAAGATCGGAGTTGCTTGCCGGCGGGATCGTGGGTTGCGAACGCAAAGTAGACCGGAGTGAGGAACTGTGGTCCGTCCGATGCGGGGATGCCGAATACCCACAAGTGGGCAGTGGCCTCGGGCGGCGAATGATCGACCAAGATCGCGGGTCTTTGCTGGCCTTGTGATGGGCCGAATGGCAGAACGAATTGAACAATGGTGCCGCTGGCTACTCTGGTTTCGACTGGCTTTGCCATGTTGTTACCTCGTTAGCTGCTGTAGTTGCTGCCAGTTGGCGATCAGAAAAAGAACCAAGAAAACGTGGGCCATGAGCCAAACGGGAAGAACGTACTTGCTGTACTTCGTCCGTGTCCGGCTCATCACAAAGGCGAAGAGAAGAAGCAAGGCCCGGTAGATCGTGGCGGCCGGCATTCCCCAGCTTTCGATGATGACCGCGGCGACCGGGTTCATTTCGCAGTGGCGGGCCAGCGTGCTCAGTCGCCAGGTGATCGTGACATCGAACACGGCGACGGCAGCGATGGCGGTCCAGAGCGTCAGCTCGACGGGTCGCCTCATTAGCCAATCTCGCGGAAGGTTAGCCGAACATCGCAATCAAACGCGGTTGGCGTCGTAATCATGCGAATGCCTACGGATGTGGCCGGCGTCACAATGATTCGCTCCTCGGGGGCCGGCTCGTGGCGATAGCCGACGAGTGACGCGGCTCCTTCCTGCGAGATGGTGCTGCCGTAGGTCGGCTCGCTGGCGGTGACGTTCATCTTGACCGTGGACGCCGCGGCCTGGTCGCCGGACTCGTGCGGGGTCGGCGTGACGCTGGTCGCTGTCGGCGTGCCGAGCGAGCTGATATTTGCAATGGCAATTTCCATTTGCTGGTTGTTGGCATTGCTCTCGTTGGTCACGGTGCAAGCGATGATCTCCACGGCCTTCGTTGCCGGGGCCGTGATGTAGGCCAGCGTCTTGCTGGAATTGAGCGTGGCAATTTTCAAAGCGGCGGTATAGACGCCTCGCATGGTGATGTGCTCCAAAGAAACTTGGACAGCTTGATCGGACGGAGCCGGCCGGTGAATCCCGGCGGATCGTTGCCGAGCTGGGTGGACTTGTACTCAAGGACATGGCAGGGGTAACACTTGCCGGTATCGGTGTCGATGCCAACGTCCAGCGTAAGACGGTCGTTGTTGTCCTCGACCGCATAGCGGCGGAAATGAACGCATACGACGGGGACAAGCGGCTTGCTGGTGATTGCCAGGAGTCGGGCCAGCATGTCTGGGGGCAAGAGCCCGCTGAGCACGTCGATGTCGAATGCGTCCGGCACGTCGGGAGGCAGCTCGACCCGAAACTTCGCCGATTCGGTCTTGGCCGAAAGAGCGTAAACGCCGGACGGCATGTAGCTGCGGACGCGGATCGTGATGTAGGCGTCCTTGTTGACCCTCGCCTTGCGAAGATCGAAGTCGGCGGTATCGAAGTACGTTGTGTGAAGGTGCTGGCCCTGGAAGTTGGGGTCGAAGTCCTCGGCCGGCAGCTTGCCGATCATGGCGTAGGCAACCGCGGGTAGGTCCGCGGTGACGACGGCCCAGGTGCCGAGATTCGAGCGCAGGTCTCTTGCGGGCAGTGGGTCCATTAGAAGTAGCTCACGGTAATGTCGGCGGAAGTGCCGGCGGCCAGGACTACGGTCAAGCCGACGGTGAAGCCAATGTCATAAAGCAAGGTCTGTACCTGGCTCGTGGTGTCGATGACGGCGATAACGGTTCCGCTGGCAGCCGTGTTGTCATACACGGTCACGGTGTTGCTCGTGGCGCCCTTGGTGTTGATGCAGATGGAGTGCAGGAGGCCAGCGCCACTCTTGACAACGGTTGTGCCAAGGGCGTTCTGGTGGCTGTAGTTGATGGCCCCGGTTGGTGTCTGTGCCATTGGAGTGCTCGTGGTTCAGGGGCACCCCGGCGGGTACTACGCTTCCCCGCCGGGGTTCCTTGCATCGCATCGTTCGTTTAGCTGACGACGTTCTGCGTGCTGACGCTGGCGTCGTTCTGGGCACTGTTGGGCTTGTGGATGCCCTCGTCGCCGTAGCCGATGACCGCGACGTTGACGTTCTGGCTGCCGGTCTCGGTGATCGAGAGCTGGACGTAGCGCTTGGTGAGCTGGTCAGCGCGGACCTCGAAGGTGTACTGCTTGTTGGCAGTGGTGAGGCTGGTCATGCTGACGTTGTTGCCGGACAGGTCGGTAAAGGTCACGTTGTCCGTGGACTCGCGCAGCTTGGCGTTGATCGAGCCGCCGCCGACAACCGCGCCGATCTCAAGGATAAAGAAGGCGCGGCGGGCCTGCTGCAAGTCGATGCCGGTGGTTGTCTTGGTCTGGTTGTTGACAACCTGCGGGTTGATTGGGCCTGCGAGTCCCACCCGTTGGGTAATCTGCTCGGTATACATGGGAACCTTTCAAGTCAAAAGCTAATGGTCGAAAGTGGAAAGCGCCGCTGGTTACTTCTGGTAGCCGTAGACGCACACGCTGGCGTTGGTGTTACCGGCCCCGAAGCTCGGACAGGTAACGGTGATTGCCGTGTTGGTGGCGCTGGCCGGCAATGGCTGCGGGAAGCGAATGGAGTACACGGCGTTGGTCGCGGCGGTGCCGAATGCGGGGGCAGTGACGCCGGCAGCGATGGCAACCTCATACTTGAGCGTTGTTCCGGCACCGGACGCCAGGCCAGTCACCGTGACTTCGATTACCGAAGCGGCAGTGGCTCCGCCACCGGACAGGTCGAATCCGGTGATGTAGTTCGTCTTGGCGGACGTGGCGGCCAGGGAAGCGGCGTTGGACTGAGCAGCGCCGCCGGCCTGCCCTGCAACGTAGACGACCGTGTTGTCGGGGCTAACGATGTCGGCACGCAGGTAGCCGCGGGCCAGCAGCGTCAAAACAAAACAGGCTGCGATGGCTAGAGCAATGCGGGTTTTCATATCCGAAAGAGTCTCCAAGATTCGGGGTTAAAGGTTGGGGCCGGCGGGCGTCCTGCCTCTTCAAGCTGCGGCCATCCTTTGATGTGCAGCACCGGCCCACTTGAGGCCGTACTCACGGCCAATTACTTCAGGATCACGAACGGGCTCACGGTGCTGGACGCATCCTGCAACGTGACTTTCTTGTCCATCCACGGCTGGCCATCGACCCGTTGCACGAAGCGCCAGGTCATTTGGTTTGCCAGGAAGTTGACGTGTTCCGACGCCGCGATCTCCAGCGACATGCGGTCGCCGATGACGTACAGCGACGGATCGACCAAGCACACGTCGCCGAGCGTGCCCAGAGCCGGCACCTTTTCGGTGATATGCACCGGCAAGTTGAGCAGCTTCCAGACGGGCGGCTTGGTGGCGCCCTGGTCGATGCTGATGAAGATGGCGCGGTTGCTGCCGTCCTTCAATTGCAGCAGGTCGGCGACCACGGTCGGGCTGCAATACCAGTGGGCCCGGCTGTAGCTGGCCGGCAGCAGGTTGGCCAGCATGGACGAGATGTCGGCGAAGGTGAAGTGGCCCGTCTGGTTGCGGGTGACGTTGATCGCGGCATTGGCGTTGATGACGCCCAGCGGCTTGCCGACGCCGTTGCCCTGCAAGAAGGCGTACTCCTCGTACCAGCCAACGGCATTGCCGAAGAGAACCATGAGGAACTTTTCGAGGCCGAATACCGCGTCTTGCAAGAGAACATTCGAGCTGACGGAGTAGCCCGAAAGCTCATGGGCCTTCAGCTCCATCATCTTGAACTGCGGCTCGGTCTCGGTGCGGGTCTGGGCTTCTGCCGTCCAGTTGGCCTTGACGCCGCCGAAGAACGGGGACGTGCCGGCGGCCTGTACGGTGGTGATGTCGAGGAATGGGAACTGCAACGTGGCCGAAGCCATCGGCTGCACGAAGGCGTAGTTGCGGAACGTGGTTTGTTCCGCGGCGATGGCGAGGAGCTGGTCGTAGAACTGCGGCGGAACGATGTAGCCGCCGGCAACGCCGGACGACTCGGCCAGGGCCGCTTTCTGCCAGGGATTGAAGCTGCTGCCGTAGTCCTTTTCCAAGGCGGCTGCGGCTTCCGCGGCCTGGCGGGGCTTGCCGATGGTGGCGGTGGCGACCTTGACGAGCCAGTCACCGAAATTCTTCTTGGGATCGCCGTCGCCGCCCTCACCGAAGATGGCGGGGACGGAGTGCTTGCGGGCCTGGGACTGGATTTCTTGGAACTTCTTGAGGGCCAGGTGGATGACCTGGTCCATACTTTGCGCCCATTTACTGGTGACGTCCTCCATCGCTTTAGTGAGGAGACCGTTCAACGGATCGTGCGCGACGGCCGCGGCGATCTTCTGCTCAATGAGCAGCGGGCCGTATTCCTCCGGCACTTGGATAGTCTCGCCGGCGGCTTTGCCTTTCCATTCTTTGAGGAGTTGGACAAACATGATTGGGGTTCCAGGTTCGGGTTCGAGGATCAGGAAACAAAACGCAGCGGTTGTCCATCTCCAGGCAGGCAGGCTGGCAGCTTGAGGTCTACCTCGTCCTGGCCGGGCCTTGATGGCTTGGCCTGAATAACCAATCTCTGCTGGGCCGCAACCGTCAGGGAGCGGTGCCGCTTGGGTGTCGCCATCTCCCTCGCGGTCGCGGCTCGGCAGAGTGAAAGTCCTTGCGCCTTTCAAATTCGGCCGCGAAGGCGGTCGATGCGATCTTGGGCCACTCTCTCGACCCAGAGCAGCGGATCAATCGCCAGAAACGCCTGGCGTATCTCTTTCTCGATGTCCGCAAGACTGATAAACGGGATGATGTCCGGCGGCGCGGGAGCGGTCGGGGGCTGCCCGCTGATTGCCGCGTTCTGGAGGATGCTTTCGATCCCGAGCGCCTTGCGCAGCTCCTCGGACAGACAGGGAGCGGATTTGGAGACCGCCTGGACGACGGCGTTCTGCTGGGCCGGAAGGAAGACACAGGCGTACTCGAGCAGGATCCATTCATCGATAACCAGCCCGACCTTGGACCAGCCGTTCTTCGTCAGCTCCTTTTCGTCGGGAACATGGACCCTGGTAGGCAGAAAGCCGATGCTCTTGCCGCGAAGCAAATCGGCCTGCACCAGCGCGAAGGCGACATCGGCCGGCCAGTCCGCGTCCGCCGGCCAATCGGTGGGCCGGCGCGGATATTGTGTCTTGGCTTTGATGCCCCGCAGCGTGCCGTCCTTGACGAATTTGCGCCACAGGGACCGGCCGACCGGCGGGGTGTTGTACGCGTGGTTGAGTGTGACGATCGGGTTGAGCCGAAACTGGCCGTCGTTCATCCCCTTGGCCACAACGACATCGCCCGTCCGATCCGGGTCCTCCGTCGAAATCCAGCTCACGTCGCTCCGCTCCCCGGGAGACAGCTCGGTTGTGGCCTTCTCGACGACGGCTTTGCGATACGCGTAGGCGGCATCCTTCGGCAGCGCCTTGAGGATGGCCTCCAGTGCGAACGCCTGCTTGTCGGTTACCGGAAAACCGAGCGGACCTTCCGCGGGGCCGTAATGCTCTGTCAAGTGTTTGGGCATGCGGACATTCCCTGTTGGTGTCAAAGGAGCCAGCACCTTCCACCCTCTCCCCCCGCTTGCGGGGGGAGAGGGGAATATTGATCATTGCTTCGCCTCTTTTGGTCTCTTTCGCCGGCCGACTTTGGGTTTGCCTTCCGCGGGAGCATAGGCCGCACGCTCGGGCAAATCGGTCGGCGCCCACAACAGAGGCAGCCATGGCTTGTCGCCCCATTCCACGGGCGGCAGGCCGCGCTCGCCGCGCATTTCGTTGATCGTCACGACGCCGTACTTCAGATCGAGCGTCACTTGGGCGATGGATTGGTCGGCATCGACCGGCACGGGATCTTCACTGGCCAGAAAGAGACGGCCAGTCGGGTCGAACAGCGGCACAAGCTGCTCGTTGAGCTTCTCATCCCGGCGCTTGAGGCGCGGGCCGATGGCCTTGTCCATGTGCAGCCGTTCGCTGGCCTGCAAGTTGGCGAGGTTCGTCTGCGTCGTGAAGAATGCAATGGGCACATGGAAGGAGTTGCAGATGTCCTCTTTCGTCTTCCCCATCTCGGCCAGCGCCGCCAGGTCGCCCAGGCTCTGGTTCAAAAGCTGGATCTTCAGGCCGGTCTCGGCCACGATCACCTTGCCGGCGCCGCCCCGGCGCAGCATGCTGTTCCACTGCGCCTCGAAGCGGTCGCGCTCTTCCTCCCCTATCGCTTGGTCGGGACTGACGATGGCATCCGGGACGGCCCGGTTTTCGAACCGCGCCTTCTTGAGCGCGGTGTAATCCGACAACATGGCTGCCTGCTCCCAGCAAGCGCGCAAGGGACTCAGGCCGGCGGTGTACGGATCGCGCGGGTCGGGGTAGCGAAAATGGATGACCTGGTCCGGCCGGAACCACTGCCGGTGGGCGCCGGTGCCATACTCGTAGTAATCGACGATGTTGCCGCTGTCGGGCTCGCGCCGGGGGGTGACGTTCTGGCTGGGAAGAAGCCAGATTTCGTCGGGTACGCCGAGAGGACCGAAGTTGAGCAGCCAGTAAGCACTGCCGTTGACCTCCTGATAGAGCGTTGTCAATTCCCACAAGTCAAAGGCGTTGTGGACCGGGTTGACCTGGCTGAGCAGCGTCAACAGGGGATGATCCACGACCTCTTCCAGCCTGGCCGCCTTGGTGACGCGCGACGGCAAGCGCTGGAGACCGCGCAGGCGGCGCTCGGTCGAGCGGTCGATCGACTTCTTGAGGCAGCGCGCCTCGGGCTGGTTATCGTTCGTGGCGACGTAGAGCCGCGGCGGATAATTCGCACAGACGGAGGCGTTGATGCTGATGCATGCGAAGGCCGTGTTCTTGAGTTCGGAAAGGAGTTCGTTCGGCGTCGGCTCGCGGTTGCGCCTGAAGGCATCAACGAAGCTGCTGCCCGACCACTGGCGGCCTGTGAGAGAATTCGGGGCGTTTTTGGGCATAATCCAGTCGGCAAGCAGACGGCGAAAGTTCTTCAGGGTGAAAGCCATTGAGAACTTGATCCAGAATTACTTTTTTTTCTGAGTGCTCGGTGCCATGAGATGCCATGCCGGGTGCCATGCCCACGCTTGCGTGGGCATGGCAAGCGAGCCCTTAGAACAGCCGGGTCCAGAGAGCTTCGTTGTAGATGGAAAGATACGGCCGCCGCGGCCGCTGGGGTGCTGAAGCGGCTTCGGCGCCCCCCTGCCCTTGTTGCCCTTCGCTCGGCCCTGCCCGCTCCGCACTTTCGCCGCCGCCGCGTCGCCGGAAGCGGGCAAGAAAGCCGGCGTCCACTCGACTGACGAGATAGCGGAGGGCGGCTAGGGCGTGGTTATGGGCGTCGATGGGTATTTCGCTCGTGGCCTCGCCGCGCACGGGCATGGGGTAGCGATAGAGCTTCGCCTCGGCAAGCAAGTTGGGACAGCTCGCGCGATGGACTTTCAGTCGTTGCGTCCGCAGCCGGGCCGTCACCGCGGCGATGCCGGCCTGGATGTCGTTATCTGCCTTGCGGATCACCAGGCCGGCGTGGCGCATCTCGGCGCTTTCCGTGGCGCCGGCCGGGTCCACATACCAGTAAACCTTTCTCGGCAGGGCGGCCGCGTGTTCGTGGATGGGCGTCTCCCGCAGGTAGCGTTCGTGGCCGATCCAGAGGACGTCGTCGCGGTCGAGCACGCCCCAGAGAGCGCAGAACGGATTGCGAAAGCCGAAGTCGATGCCGCCAACTTCCTTGCCCGACGGCTCCGGCCACTGGTCGCAGGCGCATTGCGCCTCGAAATCCGGATAGACCAGCCCTTCGAGGGCCTCGAAGCTGCACAAGTACTCCTGCCGTACCCACGACTCGCCCATGGACCGGGTCTCCTGGGCGATGAAATCCGCGGTGATGCGCGGGCAGTCCTTCCAGGTGATCTGAATTCGCTCCCAGGACGCGTCGTTATTTGTCCATTCATTGAAGAAGAAGCCGCGCTTGCCGAAGGGCGTGGACAGGCAGATCAGACGGCCGCGCGAGACCGCCAGCATGGGACGGACGCTGCGATACAGGTCGTCCGGCACGCGGGCGGCCTCGTCGATCACCAGCAGGCGGACGCCGGAAAACGACCGCACCGTGGCCTCTTTGCCCGGCAAGCAGACGATGCGCGACTGGTTGGCGAACTCGAGCTGCGTTCGGCTTTGCCGCGTCGCCGTCACGGGGCCTTTGACGCTCTTGTGGAAGTCGAGAATCTTGCGGAAAAGCTCCGCGGATTGTCGCAGTGACGGGGACAACAGCAGGATCAGACTGCCCGGCGTATAGAGCGCTGTGTGCAGGGCGAGCGCCGCGACGGTGGTCGACTTGCCGGACTGTCGGGAGCAATTCAAGAGCACCTGGCGAGCGCTGGAGAAGAGAAATGTGCGCTGCCAGGCGTCCGGTTGGAGGTTGCGGGCGCGGAGAATCTGCGCCGGATCCAGAGCGAGTGCGAGCTGGGTGTTCATCGGGTTAGCGGATCGGTCGCCTCGTACGACGTGTTCTCATTGTTCCGTGGGGACCGATTGTACAAAATTTTTCCGCGTTTGGTGAAGAGCAAATCGACAAGAAAGTGGCGGGTGGAGGGTGGCGAGTGGAGCGGTTCACCGGTCGCAAGTGGGAAGTGACCGTCGGCACAGCGTCTGAGGCGAGACAACAGCATGAAGAAGCCGGCACCGCGGACAAGCAACGAAAACAGACCGCCAAGGACAAGGCCGACGATAGGTTTCCTTCAACAGCCTATTCTTGCTCCAATTCGAGTTGCATCTGCGGAGGCGGCGAGTAGTCACCCGCATGCCCCCACCCAACAAGGTCCGTTAAGTTGAGCGGTCCTTTTTCCTTGTAGCCATTCTTTGATAATAAGAGCATTCGATGGGGATAGTATATTGACCTCCGAGAATTGCTTAGGAAAATGCCCGACCTTATTTTACAGGTTATCATGCAGGACAAGTCGATATTTGCTTCCCCGTTGGCGTCGGTCTTGATTTGCTGCCACTCCTTTGTGATCTCGTCATAAAGACCAATCTCTACATTTTGAAGTGGTTTCTTAGTCTTGGTGTCGAGAACCAAAAAATGAAAATCCATTTCTTTCGTTCCATCATCCCAAATGGTCTGGAATGGCAAAAATACACAAAGCAGGGACAGAAGCCCAAGAAAACCAAGCCCTATTAACCAGTAGGCCTTCTTGCTGTGGTTGCTTATCATCATAAACTCCACTTTTTTGCGGCTGCTGTGAGCAGGGCAGCCGGTCGGGTCCAAAATCAGGAACGTCAGATGCGATGTGGATAAAATCAGCCGCCGGCAAGCGGCGGTGCTGCTTTTTGGATATGGGTGCATACTCCTGGCGGGAAATGCTTGCCCGGCCACCGCAGGGAGTATGCAGCCGCAGTCAACCGCAAGCTGGCCGGTCATGACTCCGGCCGTCCCGATGGTGGGTAGTGTATCAGTTTGAATTTCGGCGCACGTATTTGGCGATGGCAACCCACGCTAAACCAAAGCAGATTCCAAACAGGGCAGAGAACACCGGGGCCACCGGGCCAAACTCCCGGCGTATAAATGGTCCCGTAAAGCGTCCAAAGAGCGTTCCAGCCAATGCCCCGCACACTACGGCTAATAAGACTCTGCTCGATTGTGTCTTGTCGTTATTCATGGCACTCACAAAACTGAGACAGTGAACTTTGGTTGCCTGCTCTACCTATCAAGCCGATAATTCAGCGAGAAATCTGCCACAAGTCGGCCAGTTTTTGTTCTGGGCGTCGGCATGGGCACGGGGACCCATTTTCCTAGACTTGGAGGAGCTGTGGATGCCGACATGGAAAAAATCTCGAAGTTAATTGGCGCCTTATCGGACGCGCACTGGCGCCGAGCGGCACAGGCGGCTGGTGGTGCTTTCAATGCTTTGTTTGCGGAACCGTATCGCCCGCAGAGTACAGAGGAAATTGCCGTTTGGACTGAATTGACTGCGCCCTGCAACTACGTCGCTCTGCGTCGATTTATCGACAGTCAACAGTCATCAGGATCAAATGAATTTGCAACTAAGCTGAACGCAGCGTTACTACGGGAGGCCACCAGTCGCTGGGAGAAACAGTCAGCACGTGAGAAGCCATAACGGGACTATTCGTAGACGGAAACGCACGCTACCTGCGGGCCGCATGAACCATCGCTAGGATGACTCGGGCTGCCGGACGTTCGCCACTCAGCTTCCGTCATCTCTGTCCTTCATTCATTGCCCAACACCAAGTCCACCACCCAACACCCCCGCACATGCTCGCTCCGCGAGCGACAGTGAGCCAGGATGTCGCCGTCATCGCAGTCGGCCGCTTCGAGCCTCTGCGCGAGTGCCAGCATTTGCGAGAAGTCGCGGTGGTCATATATGGCGCGCGCCAAGTCGAGGACTTCGCCCGTTCGCGAAGACACCGCCATCCTAGTCGCCTGAGTCGTGGCATGCGATGCTTCTCTTGCTTGAGGTTTCCTAAAGGGACCGCAGTCCCCATGCCATGGTATAGTGGAGAGTCACCGTTGTACCCCTTGGGGTGACTGCCCGCGTCGATTAGCCGAGCTTGCGATGATAGAGCCGTTCCCGCTGGAGCACGAACTCCTGTCATTCTTCGAGGTCGAGCCGACCCTCACGGACCGTGATGCGCCCCGGTACTACAATCGACTCACATTTGTTAGCGTCAGAGGAAGCGACCGCATCGAGTGTGAGATAGAGCCCGCCGATGAGATCGTCGAGTTTAGATGGGTCCAGGACGGGGTGCAGCGCATTTGGCTGAAATTAGAGTCAGTTGATAGCATGCGGGTTGAGACATCGAGCGGTGTCGAGACCCTTCTAATCTCGTGTCGGCCACCAGTGCCGGCTCCTGCCTCTGGAGATTCAGTTGAAGCCTTTTGTCCGGGTCATCTGGGGTACCGCACCTGGTGAATGACCGTGCGCCGCACAGGCCAGGCGTTTAACTATCCGAGCTAGGCGCGGGTCGATCAAGTAACGTGGAAGAAGCATCTGCGGCGCGGCTTCGAGCTTTATGGCCGCGTCCGTGCTCGAAGAGGCCGGCATTTGCGCGGAGAGGGGCCGCATGTTAGGGGATGTTGGGCTTTAGACGCCGTACTCAGCAAAGAATGAACAAATCCATCGGCGAACGGCTGAGGGGAAGACCATACGAAGGCGGGCTAGAGCCGCCGCCCGGCGTCTCTGAGGCAGACTTGGATGCATTCGAGCGCCGGCACGGAGTGAGGCTGCCGGCCGACATGCGCTCGTACTTCCGCATTCTGAATGGAACGGGGAGCACTTACGCTGACGGGGATGACTTTCTTCTTTGCTTCTGGGCGCTGGAAAAATTGGAGCCCGTCCCGGACTGGACGACAGCAGATGATAGGGCACGGTGGTTTGTGTTCGCCGACCATTGCATTTCAAGCGAAGTTTATACGATTCGCTTCACCCCGGACGGTTCGGGCGTGAATACAGTGTGCGCTGTGGCCGGAAAGCGTGAAGTAGCGGGCTCATTCACCGAGTTCGTGGAAATGTACCTAGCGGGCAGGTGGAAGGATTTGCTTTAACCGCTGGGCCGGTTCGAGCCGGAGAGTCAGCCTGGCAGGGCGGCGTCTCATGTATTCCGTTGATAAGCGCGATTTGGTCCTAGAACTCTCCGATGTACCCCAATCGGATACGGGTGCCCCGCTGGCGGTCATTCTCAGTAACGAGCACCGACTGCTGCTTGCTTACCTGATAAGAGAACCGAACCAAGGCTCGGCAAGAAAAAGTCCGAGGAGAATCTCGGAACCGGGCGGCGAGCACCTTGTGAATCCATGAAAAGCGACCCCTATCGCCATCTGAGGCCGGCACAGCCTACCGCCGCCGAAGACTTATGCGCCTGCGTGGAGCCATATCCGTTCAAACTGATGTTCGCCCTGAGCTACAACCCTGTGTGTTGCATGGCATGCAATCGCGAAGTACGACCCGAGATTTACCGGCCTGACGAGTCCTTGTGTGAAGCCATCGCCCACTGGCGGGAACTCTGTCGGGCTGCGTACGTGCTCTGGCTGGACTCGGCGGACTATGAGGACTGGGGGAGGGCTCAACTCGTCAACATGTCCAGCAGGGTGAACCGAATAGGACTGGATGTGCGGGCGCGGGTCAACGTCCTTCGCCGAACCTACTATTGGTGTTTTGATGAGTCAGGCCTCATCGCCTGTCATAGCCCCTGGTACATAAATCGGGGGCAGGTCACCGACCTTTCCCTCAGCAAATAGTAGCACCCAGAAAACCGTAATGCGCAGCCGTCGGGTGCTGCGACTGGTTCGCTATGCCCCACTCATGGCTGGGCGTTGTCCACTTGGGCTCGTCGACCGCTCCTTTCGTTATCTGGAAGACAGACCAATCGCCATCACCAACGCGGTAACGCCCCTCGATACGAGTGCAGTCTTTGATCGCCATGTCCCAACTGATTTCCCCAGTCAGACAGGGCTTGCGGACGGCAGGAAACCAGCGGAACACCGCGAAACCGTCTTGCAGAAGATGCGGTTCCCTCGGTTCATACTGGTCAATCGTGGAAGTCGGAACGCATCGGTGACAGGGCACAGCGGCATCCCTAAAACCGCTCGGTTTCGGAGGCTCTAGAAACGCACAGCCCTCCCGTGGCGTAAGCTCCCAGTCGAAGTTCAAAGTTCTCCACCACCAACAGTACCGCCTCGGGCACCGGTCCTCAGCGATGCCCGACGCCCGAAGTAAGTCCTGGCCCGAAGGCGTCACGGACACCAATAGCCTGCCCCCGCTGCGGTGCTCGTTCCCCTTGGTGGTCATAGAGCGCTGCCTACTCTCTGCTTTCGTTGTTGCCTTCGTCGAGGCCGTCTGCGTGATCAGGCAGTCAGCGGCGTCGTGATTCTCCGTGCGCTTGAGCGACCTCCTGGAGGCTCAAGATGTCAAAGGAGGACGCTTCTACATTTAGTAGGACCTGAGGAATGATTCCTTCAAAACTCAACAAGACTCCATCATAATAACCGAGACGAAGAGTCCATTGGCGGAGGGCCCAGCCATGCTGCCGTCCATGACGATGTGCAGGCGATAGCCGTACCGATGTCTATCAACGGCTACTCACAGCCGGGTTCCACTGCGAACAGCCTGGCCAATGGAGACAACGCCGTGCTGTAGGGGCGAATGAGGCTGAATGATGTGTACGCCAGAGCCAGGGATGTTGAAGTCGATGGTGCTGCCGGGACTACTGTTGGCTTGCAGGATTGCCGAGCGCAGCGTTACGGTCCCCGGCGGCGGGCTTGGCGTGTCGGCCGTGCTGTTGACGGTGATGACCGCCGGTGCCAGCCGGTCCTCAGCAGCGCTCGCACTGGTGCATAGCGGTGAATCGCAATGTTGAAGTCGCTGGTGCTGCCGAGGGTTAGCGTTGGCCTGGGTAGGCAATCGATGCCGTGCTAGACATGCGGCGCGCGCTCGTGAAGATTCATGGCCTGGTTCAAAACTCAATCGTAGGTGCTTCCACTCTTGGGTGGCCGTCTGGCCTAGAACCGCGAGATACAGCTCTAGCCGCGTCTGGGCGCTCCTGGGTGAGGCGGTCCCAATTCATCCAAGATGTCACCCAATCGATGAGGCCGGTGAAAGCTGACGGCGCAAGCGTCCGCAGGCTCCCTATCGACTTGCCTAAGAGGAGTGCCCATCGAGCGCCTGTCTCTGGTGTCAACCGCACGCCTATCATTTGGGCCATGGCAGGCGGTGTCGTTGACCTGACCAAGGTGCTGCCTTCGAGGGCGAATGGAGCCGTTGCGGCGTCGAGCGGATCAACGCTCACGGCTGGCGGGCTAAGCGCCTCCAAAGGGCCGGCTGCTACCTTGACATCCTGCGCGAACTCGGAGGTGTCGCCGGCGGCGTCGGTCGCCGTTGACGTTACAAACAAGCCCACGGCGACTGGCTTCGTCGGCTTGAACGTGAAGTTGCCGGCGCCACCGGCGTTCGTCGCCACCGTGGCGAAGCCCAGAAACGTCTTTCCCTGGCCAAAACCGGAGGGATCGGCCATGGGCGTGGCAAAGAACTCTACCCGGAACGTCGCGTTCTTGGCGCTTTGCAGTGTCCCGGTGATGGTCGTGCCCGTGCTACCCGTAACGGCCGAGTTGAGCACCGGAAAGTTCTGGATCCACGAGCTGGCCACGTGCCGTTTCATCCGCGAGACGCGTGACGTGCTACTCTTGGGCCCCCCTGGGCCGGCCTGAAAAGCTTGGCGATGGTCAGCCGGGAGTACCTGGATGGCAACGGGCAAACGCATGCGGGCGTCCGCTACTACATCAGCAGCTTGCCGACGCGTCGGGCGCGGACCATTGCCAGGGCGGTGCGCAGTCATTGGAGCATCGAGAATCAGGTGCACTGGGCGATGGACGTGACCTTCGGTGAAGACACCAACCGGACGCGCGAGAAAAATGCCCAAGCGAATCTCGGTATGTTACGCCGCACGGCGCTGTCGCTGTTGAAGAATGCGGTGGGACTGAGCGGAAGTATCAATTGTAAGCGCAAGCAAGCGGCTGGGACGATCGCATCCTGGAAAATGTCCTGTTCGGGCGTAAGACTGAGCAAAGTTACATGCGTGGACCCTGGGGCCTTTCCTTACTAAAACGGCTAATCCAACCTTGATCCGAGGGCAACTCGCCCGCAAGGCCGTCAGAAACGTCCTTCAGACTCGGAACATCCTGATTGCCTGCTGTTACCCCAATCCTTATTCGATCCTCTTGATCGAACAGCCACAGTAAATGGTGCAACACTGTATCCACAATATCCGGAACGAGCGAGAGGAAAACGCTTCGTTGTTCGTCCGAAAGGGGTGCAAGCACTTGGCGGATTTTGGTGGCTCTATCGCCCTTCATTCTTCCGTCAACCATCATCTGCCAATCAGAAATTGCCTCGTCTCTAACCTTGGCCATGAGGAGGCGCCCAAACAAGTCGAGTGCGGTTTTGGACATACGATTCGTCCCCTTGGCTAAGGATTCCAGGGAATTGCCGAAGGTGCAGTTATGCCTTGCTTCGCAAGGTTGCCAACCGACTCCTTGACGAGTGACTGGGCTTCGGCACGGGTAGCACCGCCAGCAACAAGTGCCTCTTCTGCGATCCTGTTTTGTTCGGCCATGGTGTTTGGCCTTTGACTTCTTGCAAGCTCATTGAACAGCTCCTTCTGTTTGTTGGTCATTGCCTGGTGATCCCAGCCGCGACTCTTCATGTACTGCTGACTGATACTGAACCCCTTGTTCGGGTCAAAGCCGGGGCCCTTGAAACTGGCCTTCGCATGAACATGGTGGCCTCCAACGTGTCCGTATTGTCCCTTCTGACCCGGGAGCCCGCTCTGGATTTCTTCTAGTCTCGATTTCAGCCTGTCTAGGTAGTCTGCTCCTTCCGGATTGTCCTTGTACGGTTGGAGGGCCTCGATGTAGTTCTGGATATCTCTAGATGAGATTTGGGTGTTATTCGGATCTAAAGCGTTTTGAATTAGTGTCTTGAGGCCCCGCGGTGGCGGTTCCGGAGCACCTGCTGTTGGGCTGGCAGCAGGGCCGGAAGCAGTTGGTTCTGGAGAACTGGGCGTTGTTGGCGCTGACGACTTTGGGCTCGGTTCGGGATTGTAAGGATCCGGTCCGAGGCTGGCGTGCGCCATTCCGGAAGGATCTGTGGCGTTGGGCGAGCTATTTGCAACGTAACGGTACAAGTTAGTATCATCAACTCCGAAACCCAATGGATCCTGGCTGGTCCAGCGGCCTTTCGTCGCGTCATAATAGCGCGCTCGATTGTACTGCAGGCCGGTTTCGCTGTCGAGTTCGCGACCGGTGTACTTGTAGCGGTCGCCGAACGAGGCGTTTGACTCGTTTGTTACCCGGCCGAAGCCATCGTAGCTGATGGTGTCCTGCAGCACGCCGGAGTTGTCCGTTAGACCGCGAACCGAGCCGCGAATGTCTGTCAAATACCAGGCAGCCGTGCCCGCAGACGAAATCCGCGCGAACAGCTGGTCGACTAGATCGCCGCGCAGATAGCGCGTCTGTAGCTGATTGCTGCTATTGAGATCGGCCCAGACGTTGCCCTCACTCCCGCCCTCTCCCATAAGGGGAGAGGGGTTATCGTAGCCGAAACGGTAGGCCGTCGTCACGTTCGAGGATTTGGTCCAAACATCCTTCTCGATCCGGTTGCCCAGGCGTCATAGACATAGGTGGCCAAAGTCAGCGTGGTCACGCGCGTCAATATCCAACATCAATCATAATAATTATGCTGATATTGCGACCAATGGACCCGTTGGCCGTCGCGCATGACGTAATACTCAGTACTATGGAGAAGCGTGAGTATCCTCGTGTTGCCGTATTCCTGAATCCAAAATGAGGGGGAAATGCTGTCAGATTCGGCGATAATCTCGATCTGCCCGCCCTTTCGTAGGGTATAAAAACCAGCCCACGGATCCACCTGTAAGTGCACCGTGCTGTCGTTTGAGTTCACAAATCGAATGGAGGTCGTTACCTTCGAAGTTGTCATGGCTGCCGCCCTAGGTAAATGAGCAGATTCATTCGTTCTGCGAATTGATTTACAGATGGTCCAGGGTTGGGGCCTAGGCCTAACAGATAATCAGCCCGCGCTTGATTGAAAACGGCTTGAGCAAAACCCGGTTGATTTTGTGCGGCCACGCCAGAGTACATGTTAGCCAATTGCTGGCGCACCTCTAGTGACAAAGCTGAAGGCGCTTGGTTGCCCGCCCAGATGTCCGCCAAAGCCGCCGCTTCTTCACTGGTCAAGTCACCAATCTGGTTTGACATACCAAACCGGCATTGGCCCATCGCCAATGTATTGGACATCGGGGTTCAGTTGTTGAACCCACGTCGGGCCATTCCACGATGACCAAGCGAAGTCGTTGTCGGGCAGTGCAAGCAGAGCCCGCGCGTTCCTGAGGACTTCCAGCAGCTCTTGCCGCGCTTCCGGCGTCTTCTCCATTCGATGCCTCATACCCGCGCCGTCAAGAACCCTGCCACGCCTATCCGCGCCGACCGGAGTCATTATGCCCAGCTCCTTGGCTGGAGTCACCGGAATATGAGAAGGCGTTAACGATTCGCTGAGGGCCAGTAATCAGTTGTTGATTGTCACCCTGGGAAAAGCTTTGCGAAGCGCGTCGATTCGCGCATTCGTCACGGCGGTATCCCCTAGCGATAATTCCTTCAGTCGCGGCAATTCCATCACTTGAGCGAGCCCGTCGTCGGTCACCTTGGTCGAGGAAAGGTCCAAGCCCTCGAGATTCTTCAATCCTCTCAAATAAACCAAACCGGCGTTCGTAATGTTTGTGCGCCGCAAGAACAATCGCTTTAGGCCAGGCATGCCCCGCAAGTGAATGAGCCCGGCATCGGTGATTCCCGCGTCAGAAAGGTCCAGCGTTTGTAAACCGGTCAGCGCCTTGAGGTGGTTAAGTCCAACATCGGTCACCTTTGTGCCTCCAACGTACAGGCTTGTAAGCTCGGTGAGACCTTTCAGATGAACTAGCCCGGCGTCCCCAACATTTGTGTCCGTGATCTCAAGCGATTTTAGGCGCTTCAGCCCTTGAAGGTGAACGAGGCCAGCATCAGTAATCCCCGCGGTTGGAAGCATTAGGTCCTCCAGGTTGGTCAGTCCGCTTACAAACGCCAGGTCGCCATCCGAGAGAGCTCGACGGCGTATTTTGAGCACACGGAGACCTGCCAAATGCCCGAGGTGTGCGAGGCCAACCCTGGTAAACTGCCCTCCTATGATGTATAGCTCTTGAAGGCCGCCGAGATCCGCGAGGGTTTACAATCCTGCATCACCAAGCTTCGACAACTCCAAGGACAAACGCCGAAGTCCTCTTATCCTTTTGAGGTGGACGAGTGCCGCCTCGGTATACGGAGCTCCGGCTAGGTGCAGTGAGCGGAGAGTTCTTATCTCCGCAAGATTGGCGATGCCTGCATCGGACAAGAGGCCGGGGCCTCCAGGCCCTTCACCAAGAAACAGGTCTTGCAAGCTCGGCAATCCCTTCAGATGCCGCAGTCCATTGTCACTTATTCCCGTACGCCATAAGTCGATCGACTGCAAGCTAGGTAGCCGTCTGAGTTGTGCCAAGCCGGCATCTGTAATGGATGTGAGGCTGATGTTCAGCCAGTGCAGGCGGTTTAGCCCTTGGAGGCGTGCAAGGCCGACATCCGTAATGGAGGTGCCACTGAGTTGTAAGTCCTCCACGTCTCTGTGATCCGCCAAGAGTCGATCCAGATCGTCGTCCGTCGTTGGGATACCGTTGCGATTAATCGTAACGACGGATTGACTTTGATTCCTGTCGACGGCCTGACTCTCTGCCTCGTCAGCAACGTGGGCGGTCGGGGCCAGATGGGTCAGTGACAACGCGAAGAGAAGAGCGGGCATATGTCCATTCTACACCGCATTCCTTCGCGTCATTCAGGAGTTCCGTAGACGTTGACAGCGTAGACATACCGGAAACGCACGCTACCTGCGGGCCGCATGAACCATCGCTAGGATGACTCGGGCTGCCGGACGTTCGCCACTCAGCTTCCGTCATCTCTGTCCTTCATTCATTGCCCAACACCAAGTCCACCACCCAACACCCCCTCACATGCTCGCTCCGCGAGCGACAGTGAGCCACGATGTCGCTGTCATCGTAGCCGGCCGCTTCGAGCCTCTGCACGAGGGCCAGCATCTGCGAGAAGTCGCGGTGGTCGTACATGGCGCGCGCCAAGTCAAGGACTTCGCGCGTTCGCGAAGACGGGTTGAGCGCGGGGGTTGGTCGGAATGGGTCGTCAAATATGCATCGCAACAGACAGCACTGATACTCACTTTCCTCAGCGATTGTCTCTATCCGTCCCTGATGTTCAGGCTGACGTGTGACTGCGCCAAAGAGAGCGACAAACTGTGCCATGTCAGTCATTGTCACTATCGCCTTTGACGGCTGTCCATTCCAGGTAGCCAGCCATGCGACCCACGAGGCATTGGCCTCCGCTGATTGTGCCCAGTAGGTGTTAAGTTGCTCAACAGCCAGCGTCGGGGAGACCGCATTTCTTTTTTCCTCGCACGCGGTCTCTGCCTGCTCGCGCTGGGATTCCACGAAACCGGGCTGCTCCAAGCCGTCCGCAAAGCGTTCGACAGCGCAGACCGCAGCGCGGCTTCTTTCGTCCACCAGCAAGTGCCAGATTCTCCGGCAGCAAGCCACCGCGAACAGTCGCAGCTTGCGGTCGGTCGCTACGCCGCTCTGCCGCAGGCAGTCAAGCATCAATTGTGGGTCGCTGCAGTTCTGCCACTCGGCTTCGGTCAT